TACCTCTATTAGCTAGCCGTTGATATTTAATGTCCTGGATTTGTGGCACAGTTTCAAGTAGAGTTTCAGTCACTTTCTTTCCCATGTCCCGATAATCCAAACGTTTCGCTACGTTGCCAACACCCATCGCCTCTAAAGCTTCACTTGCTCGTGCGGCCATGAAATAACGATAATCATCACGTGAATCATCCAGGTGGTTTTTAAAATCGTCAAATGTACCAGTTCCCTCAGATACCTTGCCACTACGCCACATTGATTCCACATGATCATCGATTTGACCAGAGTATGTATTATTGATTAACTTGGCCCCGAGTTGAATATGCCTAGAAAATACTTTGTCATTACCCATTCTGCTAATAATAGCCCCATCTACACTTGATGAATACATATCACTATGCATATGACCCACACCTCCGAGAGTTCCCGGTACATATAATATATGTAGTGTCGGATACATTGAGAATTTCTTACGTTCTGAAGCCTTCTTTGTAAATTTACCCATGTCGCGAAAGTTAAGTTTCATTCTAGCGAATAGTATTCCAAGCTTCTCGGCATATACAGGATCACCGGATCTCCAAGCCCATACCCGTAAAGTAGACAAATATGACCTAATCATCTCTATTGGTTCTTCTCGATGATTGATTGATTCGTTCGCATGTATCATGACATGTGATTTATGAACCACGACGCCATAACATCCACGTTTCTTCAGATACTCAAATTCACAATTCCGAAAAGTAACTTTATCTAGGTTCATAGACATACCATTCGACTCAGCGACTCTTGAGAAAAGCGCGCGAACATTCGTTATTTGAGCGGATGTAGGTCTGAATGGAGCATCAAAAATGACTAATCTATCATCACCCATACAACGCATTAGTTTTAACTTAAAACATCTTGTTTCGGGATCAGCCGCCATTGCATCCAGGAATACTTGGAAATCAGCGATATTACACACATTATTACCAGAGAGTGTAATCAATAAACCAGACGGCATCATTGCTTGCTGCGCTACCTGCAAAGCTTCTTTCTCCCAACCTGCTCCTTCCGATAGGAAATACAATGGATTCTTAAATTTCTTACCCATGATTTCCTTTATTAGATGGATCAATCCCAAGTTTTGCCCTCCTGTGGCCGAACGAAGTAACACATAATCACTCCCTTCACCTAATCCGACATCCTCACATCCCTGGATTAATCCATCAACAAAAGGTTTCCAAAAATTTGGATACTGTTCAGTGGCATCAAAAGCAGAGAAATCAGTCATGGCTGAAAACTGTTTGGGATCACTACTAGCAATCATGGCATCCGCATGGTCCTTTAGGGGTGAGCCCGTCTCTTTACCTACGGTATAATTACGTGCACCGTAGAAATGGTAATCACGTGGCTCATCCTTAGTATAGTTTTGGTACCTATCCATAATGGTAGCAAGCGGATATAAACCTCTATATGTAATCATATCAGCCATAAATATGGCACGTGCTGCTTTCGCACCAGCAACATTTCTGGATCCGACCCTACCTGGATTCTCTTTAGTCCACACGTCATGATTTTCTGAAAGATACTCATCTGCATTCTTCAACTTTTCAATATTTGCTATCATATACAGAATTTTACCTAATCCAGCGATACGTTTCTCTACTCCAGAATCTGGATCTTCATATGTTAGAGCTGAAGGCACAGGAACTCCTCCTTCTGACACACCTGACGATGTCGGCTTCATTGATGACACCATCACCTCATTAAATTCTTCTTCCGTCGGTATCCAATCTTTCTCCTTTGCTACATGCATCATATGCCGTGATAGGTCGAAAATGTATTTAGCCATTGGAGGATCAGACGGAGCCAATTCAGCCTCAATCTGTTGAGCATGTGACATAGCTAATTCTGTACGACCATAACCATTGATCGCTAGCAATGAATCCAAGAAGGCTCTAGCCCTCCAATGCCACCTAGTAATACGCATAGGTTCAATCAATTCACGCAACAAGGTATATGTATGTACAAATCCATTTTCGAGTAATTCGTCAAATTCTGCCTCTAATGAACTTTTCATACCATCATAAGCATCACTATCATTGTATATACCCCCTTCGTCATGAGCACCTATTTCATACACACCATAACCAG